CATATCTTGAATGCGTGCAAGATCTCTAAATGTCTCTTCGTATTGACGTTGCCGCTCCCGAGCAAGCTTCTCCGCTTCACGCGTTGCTTTTTCAGAATCTTTAGCGCCGGCGTCTCCACTATCAATGCCCGCTGCTCCACCTCCTCCAAACTGAGAAGGCTTGAATTCAGGAAACAGATCTTCAACTTTATATTTACCGCCACCAGGTTGACCTGTAATGCCAAACATTCGAGCAGCCTGCCCGCCAAGCATATTTGCCAAAGCAACGCCAGGATTCGCTTGCATGAATTGGTAAATGCGCTGCAGCGTCCGACCAAAAGCTCCTACCAACCTGGAAAGAACGCCGGCAATTGCCGCGCCAGCATTAACCCAGTCAGTAACAAATTGCTTAATTTGCCTGCTGTTCTCGTTGACCCAGTTAATCATATTTGCAAGAAAATCTTGCAGGCCAGAACCAGTTCTTTGGAAGAATCCTCCGAAGTTCTCAGATGCATTGTCAAGTGCAATTTGCAGCCGTACTCCAGCTTTTTCTGGACCTTCTGCGATCAGTTGAGCGATATCGTCGTATTCTTCAAGCTGTCCTCTCATGAATTTAACAAAGTCGGCAATTGTGACCTCGCCGTTTTCAAATGCCTTTGAAAGCTCTGGAAGCGTCCGTCCAGTTGCGGCGGCAAATTTTGCTACAGCGCCAGGCAGTCGTTCGCCAATTTGCCCCGACATCTCCTCAGCACTCACCTTGCCTTTGGATAGCACCTGTGTGGTTGCACGAATCAATGCATCAAGATCTTGTTGCGACTTACCAAACGCCACGCCTGAAGCAATCACGCCACGATAAATAGCCTCTGTTTCAGCAAAAGTTAAATTATTTGCCCTGGCTGCAACAGCAATCTGAGCCAAGCCTTCGATTGAAGGTTTCAGCGCGACTGCATAATCAGAGCTGACAGAGCGCGCAAGCTGCAGCAATTGATTATATTCTTGCTGACTATTTGCTGCCTGAGCAAGTGTAGTTTTTGCAAGATTTAATTCAGCCGTATACTGCGCAACTGCGCTTGCCTGCTGGCGCAGCATACCAATTTGAGCGCCAGCAGCCGCACCGGCAAATGCACCACCTACAGTACCAAGACCTGGCACTGCAGATCCAAGAATTGCACCACCAACGCCGCCAAGAAGACCTTCAACACCACCAAAAATACCGCCAGAAATAACAGCGCCAGCAGCCTGAACTGCCTGTCCAGCAGTCAAGCCTCTACGTCTTTTTCTGTCACGGGCTTCAAGCTGCCTATCGAAAGCCGCAAGTTCATCGCGGAACCCTTTGTCGCGAACTCGACCTTCAAGATCAAGACCTTCTAGCAGCTTGTCAATATGAATTTGATCGTATTTAGATTGAATTTCAACTCGACGAACGCGCGCTTCTTCGTAAATGCGATTTACATCATCAAGTGAGCGCTGTATTGACTCCTGAGCACGACGACCAGCTTCCGGGAAAGGCTGAGGTCCGATAGGTGTCGAATACGCGCTTTCTTCAACGCGAATACGGCCAGGCGTGCGGGCTCCGCTCATAATCATGGCGCCAGTAGCCGGGTCGCGATAGCCACCAACACCCGGCGCAAGCGGCCCTTGCGTCCTGTAGTATTCCTGAATATCAGCAAGCTTGCCGGCTCGACGCTCAACGCCATTTTGCGCAATACCAAGCTTGCGAAAAGCTTCGGCGGTTCCAGTCAGTTCAGTCCGCAACTCACGCTGAATCTCCGCCATGCGATTGGCGGTTTCAACATAAAGATTGCTGCCACGGGTTGTATTAAGAAGTCTTTCTGATAACTCACTTAGCTCTTGGTTCAGGCCGGCGGTTGTATCAGGCAAATCGCCATACTGCTGTCGGATGCGTTCAAAACTTGGAAAATTTGGATCATTGAAAGCTGCAGCGCCAACGCGAGCGGTCTCACGACCAGCCCTGATTGACTCCGCGTATTGCAGCTGACGCTGCTGAACAAGGGCGCGATTAAGCCGCTCCTGCGCAGCAGCTCGCTTTTCCTGATTATCTGCTAATTCGCGTTGTTTTTTACTGAGCAGATCAATGCTATCGACTATCCCTCGCTGTTCGTTAATCAGTTCTTTAATCCCGTCAAGCTGCCTGCGCAGGCCGGCTGAAGTAGAAGCAAGCGCTTGCCCAAGTACACGACCAAAAGCACGCCCAGTCTTTTCAGTTTGCTGTTCAGCCTCTTGAAGCCTTCCGGTTAAAGCTGCAATGTCACGACTAAGCTCTTGAAACGTGCCTCCAGTAATTGTTGCTTGACTGCGAAGGCGAGACAAATCGCCTATATATTCACGTAAAGATTTTTGAGATTGATCAGCTCCAGACGCGACCGAAAGAATGCTTTGGCGCAAAACTTGAATTTCGCCATCTGTTTTGCGCGAAGCCTGACGAAAACGCTCAATATCACCAGCAAGCTCAGCCCAAGCCGCAGATCCGCGCTCAGTTTGCGACTGCAAGCCACGAAGAGCCTCAATCTGTCCCTTAATTAACTGTTCTGTATTTTTTCCTTCTTTTCCAAACGCAATAATACTTTCGCGTGCGCGTTCAATCGTTTCGGCGCTTGGCCCAATAGCTTTCTCAAGCTCACGAAATGAACTCTTCAGCTTGTCAAGGCCCTCAGCGCCTTGAATGCCAAGCTTGACCAGAATTTCGCTTACCTGCTTAGCCATCCTTGTCCTTGGCCAATTCGCTTAATGCTGCAGCCTCCATTGTTTGAAGACCCTCCAGCATCTCGCGGCGATTGTCCACATTGTAAAGGTCAAACATCCCGCCAGCACACAGCATCACTTCATATCGCAACCCGAGGTAGCCAGCCATCGTCGTGTTCCACTGCGTCTGCATCCGCAGGAACATCATTACGACATCCCAGTTTTCATCCCACACCTCAAAGTTGGCCGCCTCGTCACGCGGCTGCTCGGGGAGAACAATGCCAAATGCAGCAGCATCCTCCCCGGTTTTATCTTCTACGCGTTTGCCGCCGCTAGCCCAATAGACGGCAGCCTCCTTTAGTTTCCCTGGCGCGCGCCCTCAAAGGTTTCGGTGTAAGCCTTCAGCACACCGCGAATCCAGTAAGGGTCATCCGAAAGATCGCGCATGGCTTCAATCGAAAACGGGACTTCCTTGCCATCCTCGTCTTGGATTCCTTCCCAGCCCACCATGATCACCTTGAGCAGGTCTAGCTCGCCCTTCTCGCCAAGCTTCTGAAACTCCTTGCGACCAACACGCTTAAATTTCGCGTCAAAAGTTACCGTGTCAAAAGTGCCACCGTCACTGGGCTCCTCGATGGTGACCGGCCAAGAAAAAACTTTAACTTTTTTACGGACAAATGCCATGCGTAATGAACGCGATACTCAAACAGCATACACCAACGAAAAAGGGGCCGCATTAGCGACCCCCGAACCGTCTTCACCTGCCACACCTTAATCAGGTGTAAACAAAGTTGAACTCATCGTTTCCAGTGGTGGAAGGCACGCACGTGAAGGGGATGGTCAGCATGTGAATACCATCCTGATCGCTGTAACTCACATCGCCGATATCGACCCGGGTAGAGGCGAAGTCAAAGATGTTGCCAGCGGTCTGACCGTGCTGGAACAGCAGGTTACCCAAGCTGCCATCGCTCAGAGCTGCAGTGAAGTAGTTCTTCTGAGCCATAGTCGGAGCTTCAATCACGACGCTACCGGTGCTAGCCCGATCAGTCAGCAGCACTTGTTTGGTGCAGTTGATCAAATCGCGATACACCAGCGTGTTGCCGATATCGAAAGTCACCGACTGAAGGCAACCGCTGTAGGACAGCAGCTCAAACCCAGTGGTGTTGCCCTGCTTTGCGATTACAGGCGTAGCCTGGTTCGCATAAGTCACGGAGGGGGCAGCGGTATCGGTTGGTGTGTTGTACACACCAGTGAATGTGAAATCAATAGAAGGGATCTCACCCACAGTCATATTGAGGCTGAAAGTACCGCGAGCACCGGTCACCTTGTGCAGCACACCATCAATGTTGTAATAGATGGTGCAGCTACTAAAAGCAGAGCTAACAGGGGCGTAGGTCACGCTGGTGCTAGCAGATACGGTTTCGCTCATGCCGCAAGCAAGCAAAGCTTTGCCGTAGCGGGGAGCGGTGCCAGCAGTGCCAGATCCAGCAAGCTCAACGCTGAATGTGCATTCAACGCGAGTGTTGGCGAGCAGTTGCTCAGATGCACCCAGGTAAGGGCGCACAAGATCGCGGCTTACGACATCACTCTGCAGAGGAGTGATATTCAAATCCCGCACCAGAATGGCGTCGGCGCCGTCGGAAGTCGGATCGGTCCCGTAAGTCGTCTCCGTCTCCAGAAGGATCAGGCGTTTCCGAGTTAAAAGGGGCATTGGAAATTACCTCTGGTCGTTCAGGTGGCAGCGTTCGTGAAACAAGGGTACGAACGCCTGTCTCGGGGTCAAGGATGTACGAGCCACCTTGCCCTTGAAACTCATCCATTACTGTAAATCGGGTGGCTTATCAGACTTTAGGACGACAAACTCGCAACGCTAGTCCGATATTGAACAATATAATCATTGAAAATTACGCCTGCAGGCTGATCGGCATCAACAAGATTGAATGACACCTCATCAGGCTGCACGTCAATTGCGTAACCACCAAGCGTCAAATCCGCAACCATGTTGGCGTGCATGCTTTCAATCACGGGATCAGCAAGCTGATCGGGTACATCACCCCTAACGATCACACTGACCCTGACACGCATGCGCCAGTCCAGCGTTGGCAAACTGGTGTTCTGAGTTGGCGTATCACTGATCGGCTCTACCACGATCGCTGGTGACTCAGCGCGCTGCACAGCGGTTACTCGACTGCGATAAACGCGACCATTCACTCCCGCCGTGCCAGCCAAAGCGGTAGTGATCGCTGTCAAAATTTGCTCACGCTTGGTCGCCATTGAATCCTCGCTGTGGAAGCTTGCCAAACGGCCCTGGATCCGAGCCGCCGCTCACGATTGATTTCGCTCGATAATAAATGTAACAGTCTGTTTTGCCCGCCGCCTCCAAAGCCTGCATCACCTTGACCCAGTTTTTGAAGGTATCGCGATCCATCGCTATAGCACCACCCCTGGTCCCATCACGACCAAGGCCCCCGTATTGCTATTCCCCCTCGTCACACGACCAATTGGCTGCTTGTTGGTCGGAGCCGTAGTGGTAAATCCTCCACCCTCTGCAACATACAACGCTGAATTGACCGCATACCCATTGGTATCCATCATCGTGATCTCACCATTGATCACTACATGTCCATCAGCATTGGCCGCAAGAGCCGCATCAAGAATTCCAATTGCAGGCATCTTGGCAAGGTTGGCCGCATCAGCCGCTGCCACAATCACCGTTGCAGTGTCGCCAACATTTCCTGTGATGTAAACAGGCGTACCCTTAGCAAGGGTTGATGCAGTGCCATTGCGGCAATGAATATAAACAGGGCCAGCAAGGGCACCATGAATATGGGGAAGCGTTGCAATGCCAGTAACAGATAATGTCGTAAATGTTGGATTGTCATATCCCTGCACATACAGCAGCGAATTCCAAGCTGTTGTTCCATTGCCTAGCTTTAGTTTTCGAGTGTCAGACTCGAATCCGACCTCGCCAGCAAGCAGCACTGGATTGGCCGCCGTCCAAGCTGCAGCAGTACCGTTACGAAGCTTGAAGCGCGTAATCGTGTCGCTCATGGCGTGCCACCGTCAAGTACATTCCCGGCCACATACGTCGTCGCAGGGCCGCCTCCATCAAGAATAACGACACTGTCTGTATCGACTCCATCTCCATCAAGCACAGCAGCAGACACTGCAGCCAACACTGGCGTCGCGCTGCGCTGCAGCATCAAATCGCAAAATTTTCCGTCATCTAGCAATTCAACCGATCGAACCGTGTAAGGCAACCCATCGACGTTCACGCCAGCGCCATATTGCAAATCACCAAACAAGCTCGCAAGACAAGTGACTTTGTAGTCAGTCGTCAGCACCACGCCATCCGCCACCATTTCGCTCGGCATATCAAGAATTCCAAGCCCATTCGCTGACCCCGCTGAAATCGGCACACCGAAATCAGCAAGGAATACGGTTAGGTCTTCCGTGAGTGCCATCGTCATTAGCAGGCCCGATGCTGAAAGCAGAGCGGGAACAGTGAAATTCTAAGCACAAAAAAGCCCCAGGTCACCGAAGCGACCCGAGGCCCCTCTCCGTCCGCTATCAAGCGTACTTCTTCACGCCAACACCGTTGATGGAATAGGTGTGGGTAGAAGTCGAAGTAGTCGACACAGCCTTGATCCAGCGCTTAGCGGCGCCCTTGGGGAACACCAGATACTGCTTAGAGGCAGAGGTGCTCACCTGAGTGAATGCCACAGCAGCAGAAGCAACTTCAGAACCGCCGCGATAAAACGCAGTGGTTACATCGGTGTAGCTACCGCCAGAGGTGTCGCTCGACTGGATTTTGACATCCAGAGTCGAAGTACCACCAGCCTCGACATCAAGAATAATCACGAGGTCGCCCTCGTAATCATTCATGTCAACAGCGGTGCCATCCAGGTTGGAAGTGCGCTGAGCAGTAGGAGCAAGCGCAAAATGCTGCAGCTTCTCCAGACCGGTAGAAAGAATGGCCATGATCAGTCCTCCTTAGGGGCATAGGTGCGGGCCTTACGCACGGGCTTGGCCGGCTCAGGCTTGATTTCTTCCGTCACCTCGACAGGTGCGGGCTTCTCCACGGCAACCGCCACAACAGCTTTGCCGCTACCAACCAAAAGGTTCGCGTCAGCTTCACTCACCTCGATAAAGGAGCCGGCCGAAACCGGCTCCCCCGAGACCATGACTTGACGCAGGATCTCGACCCTCATAATCAGGTGCCGTAGCAGAAGGCACCTGGCTGCTTAACAGCCACATCCACGTCTTGCAGCGCGATCACGCGAACGGTGCCAGCAGTGGCACCAGCGTAAGGATCAACAGTCAGATCCAGACCGCTCCACATGCCCATGATCATCATGGAGAAGTCGCCGAACAGAGCGTCGTTGTTGGTGAGCTGGTTCGACACAACAGCGGGATAGCCGTTGATCTCACCGTCCTCAAACACGAAGCCAGCGGCCACGGCAGAAGCAGACTTGGCAGTCGACTTCAGGGCACCGCGAGCAGCAGCGTTAATGATGTAACGCAGGCTGCCGGCATCAGCGTTAGCAGAGGCCACATCGGTTTCCATACCGATGTACTCCTCGAAGGTGCCGTAGGTGGTGATGGTCTGGCTACCAATACCGGTAGTGTTCACCAGGCCCAGAGGCTGGTTGCTGGAGCCAGTGCCGTAGATAGCAGCGCGGTCAAGCTCAAGAGCAATCACGCGAGCCAGATCGTTGCGGATCATGCCCTCAACGTCAATCGAGGACTGAAGCAGCAGACGACGGCTGTAGTCGACATAAGCACCCACAGTCTTGGGGGTCATGTTGACTTGATCGATTGCCTGCTGGCTTTCGGTCGGGCTGCTGTTTTCACCCACCCAGTAGGCAGTAGCAGCAGAAGTCTGACGGGGGATGCTGATGTTGCCCTGCAGGCCGGTCAGCATGGTCACGCCAGCCTGGGCCAGTGCCAGACGGTTGCGCAGCAGGTCGATGAACGAACCAGCCAGCAGCTCATCAGCAACAAGGTTGCCACCAGCAGTGGGGGTGCCCACCACCAGATCGCGACGCAGCACTTCGTTAGGAATCACGATGCCGTTGCTGGCACGCTCATACTTCTGAGCAGCAGCCTTGCCGACTTCGATTTCAAACTCAGCAGCGCGACGAGCCGAAGCATCACTGGGGTTAGCCAGATAGTTCAGCGCACGAGCAAAGCTGAAAGAACGAGTCTCCTTATCGGAGAGGCCAACATCATTCGAGGTGATGTCAGCAGAGCGGATGGGTTGTTCCACGGGTTGAGAGCCGAGTTTTTCAAGGACGGCGGCGCGGGCCTCATCGAGGGTGCGACCACCTTCGATCAGCTCACGAGCCAGGTCTTGCATCTGGTGCTTATCGCCCAGTGCGCTGATGGCGGCGATACGGGTACGCTCGGCCTCTGCGGCCTTGGACCGGATCACCTCCAGATCTGGAGTGTTTTCCATTTCAGGTTCAGGTGTTGGTGATGCGGCGGGGGCCGCTTGAATCACGGTCTCATCATTTAGAGACCTGCCAATTCCAATCGTAGGATCAGCAGGTATAGAGACCACGCTGACTTCATATGGCGACCATCTGGTAGCCACGAAGTCACCGCCTCGTTCTTCCATCTTGTCGATGGAATAACCGAAGCTGATGCCGCGCAAAATATTATCGCGGACATCAGCAAGAATTTCCTGGGCAAACTTGTTCCGCGAGAAGCGCACCTTGGCGTAACCACGCTTCTTCTCGCCATCTACCCAAGCGCGCTCTACAACGCCAACAACACGATCGGGATCATGGTTGAACAGCAATGGCGCACCGTCATTCAAGCGGCCAAGATCAGCCGCATCCATTTCGTGGCTCAGCACTTCGTTACCGAAGTAGCGCATCACCGGATACTCAGAGCTGAACGGAAATTCAAAGCTCCGATCATCAACAGCACGGAACTGAACGCTCTCAGTCCGTTGATACTTGCCTTCCAGCGAGCGATCACCAATCGGCTGGATCTTGGTCAACGTGCTAAAGCGATGGCCGACCATCGTCTCAGTCGCCTCGCCATCGCGATAAATGCGAATCAGAGCAGCCGGATCCTCTTCAGTGGCATCAATACTGAACTCGGTGCCAGGGACACCAAGCGTACCCTCACGCATCACATGCTCAATACGGCCACGAGCGCGACCGCCCGAGCTGTCCCAAGAAACAAAATCGCCCTCCTTCAAGGCATCAGGAGCAGCACGTTCTGCCTTCACAGCATCACCCTCAATTTGCTCTACTTTAGAGCGTTCACCTGTTGCTTCTTCAAATTCAAGCGGGTCATACTCACGCTCGCTCAGCCAAGCACGAGCTTCAGCAGCAGTGAATTCGCTCAGCTTGAAGCGAATTGCTTGCAACTCAGCGCCAGACTCGCCTTCTTTGATCCCGAAGATAAAGTCCACACCTTTGCCGCCTGCATCATTACGCCGGCGGAAGCGGTCATACTGCCCTGGATCGCGTAGCCGAGCTGCATGCTCATTCGGATAAGGGCGACCCTCTTCCATTTCAGGTTGCTCTAACATCAGCCGCTCAGGAATGATCCAGAACTTGCAAACGCCTTCAGGAGCAATATCACCGCTCACGATTTCGCAAGCGCGCGGTCCGGCATAAAACGCGCAATTCGCGCACACCATCCCATCCTCAGCGAATGGGCTTTCGGCCATGTAATGCGAACCATGCGGCCCTGCATCCTGACCAAACTGCCCAAGCTCCTCAGCAATTTCTTCAAATGCCTCATACAACTGCACCTGTGGCGCAGTTAAATCAGGCGTCAACTCACGGTCAGAGTCCATACGAGCCACAAGTGCATCACTCCATGTTTTACCTGGGTCACCTCCCCAGGCTGCCCATGCCACCCTCCCTGGCGATGGATACCCTTCCTCCCCGGGGCTGAATCCCTGGCCCTGCTTATCCACCTCATGACGAGCAAACCATGCGCTCATCGTGCGGATGGTTTCATCACTTAGCTCTTCACCACTCAAAATCTGACCTGCACGCCGAGCAGCAACTTCAGTGCCACCCTTCCGGCCTTCCTCTTTCCAAGCGCGGTAACGTCGCGCCTCCTCCTTCATCCCATCAGTCGGTGTCGCGCCCATTACTTCTTCCTCCGGCTACGGGTTGGTGCAGGCGGCTCTTCCGCCGGCATCGGCTCATCAGCAGCAAGCATTGGCTGCTCAATAATGTCGCGATCAAGTTCAACACCCAAACGCTCAGCCGCCTGCTGTTCCCTCGCAAGCTCAGCCAGGTTTTCATCGAAATCGCCGCCAAGCTTCGCCACAATCTGCGCCTTGGTCATGTAACCCGCCTGCTCCATCTCGCGATAAGCCTTTACCTCTTTCAGCGGATCAACCCAATCCCACCCGCGCGCCATCCAACGCGGTGTGTCATAACGCTCAGGGCGCGTCTCAAAATCATCGAATGGCAGCTCACCAGACAACACCGCAAGCGATAGCCACTCACGGAATACCCGCATGTGAAAGTGCTCAATCAAATACGACTGCACCACCTTCCAGTGCTCGCGATCCTCAAGCAGTGACAACCTGCTGCTCGAATAATTTGTATCACTGAAGTCACGGCTCAACGTCTCATACGAACAACCGAAGCCGCTAGCAAACCTGCGCACTTTATTGCGCACAAACATTTCATACTGCTGATCCGGCGAGTCAATATTCGGCACCGTGACGTTTTCGCCCGGCATCAAGTATTTGAACATGCCAGGCTCAAACTCACTTATGCGACGTTCGTTTTCAATATCGTCAGCAGTAAGTTCACCCTCTTGGTTGGTAATAAAGCCCATCACACTGGCGCCAGCACGCGCTCTAATCACCGCTGCTTCTTCATATCCTTGAAGCTGATGAGCATCCGTCATCACAGGATGGAACCACGGCACGCCACGATGTTGTTGCGGTCTTTCGGGGATAAACAAATGGATCACATCTTCCGCAGGCAGGAAGACATGCTTTTCATTTCGATTAGAGGCATTCTGGAACCAGTAGTCACCTGGATGGCGCGTGAGGAAGGCGTACCGCACAGGGCGGCCCCATTCATTAACCTCCACGCCCATCCGCCATTCGTTCCCATTGGCGAGGGTTGGGCCTTGATACTCCTCATCCAGGTAATCAGCCTCAAGCATCTGGAGCGCCAATGGCACCCTGCTGCCACCGAACGACCGACGCACAATCCTGAACAGAGCCTCCCCTGACTCAGGCAGGGCGCCAACAGCTAACCACTCCATTACATGGAAGCTATGGCGCCCCGCAACATCACAATGCTGCGCGCGGCACCATGATGCCCACTTCTGCTCAATCAGCGCGTTGGTCCGCTCATCACGGCGATTACCACGCAGCGCTGCAACCTGCGACTGAATTTTGATGCCAGCGCCGACAACATTGATCTGCGTCGTCCGCTTTGCCTGCTTGGCATACGGATTATTCCGCACCATCTCGCGGCTACGATCACGCAGCTTGCGCAGACTGGTGCGAATTTCAGCATCAGCGCTAGCCTGCGTCGCCATCCAGTCACTGGTCAAGCGACTGATAATCGCGCCTGCATAATTACGACGCCTCACGGGCGGCATCGCCTTCGGTACGGGCTGAAGACCGAAGCGTTGCAAAATCGCAGTACGGATGCCCATCAGCCTTGGTTGAAGCGGACGTAAAGGTTGTTCGGATCGCCCAGACCTGATGCGATCAACTTCGCTTTATTCTCGCGTGCCACTACCGCTTTCAACCTTGACTCCAATGCAAGCAGCTCAGTCAGGTCATACCGCTTCAGCGAACGATTACCGATTCGATACTCCTGCGTCGCGCCACCGGTCATCAGTGACCGAATAGCAGCCTGAACAGCGTCCAAATCTTTCTGAGATTGGGTGCGACCGTCAAACGCACCAGGCACACCCGCATATGCAAGCGATGCCTGAACCTCGATCTGACCTCTGCTGTACTCAGTGACGGCACCACCACTGATTGCAGTTAGCAATGCCTGGAAATACCAGTTCGGGCTCGCGTCCATTGCTGCACTAGTCGCAGCAGGCAAGGCCACCTTCCATCCGTTCTCATACGCAACACCAGTCGCGCTAGCCCCCTCACCTGCCGTATTCAACCGGAAATAATACGTTAAATTATGAGTAGCATTGGTAACATCATTGCCAAAAATATCCGTAGTCGCGGCATCGATCCATACCACGTCCACGCCTGCAGTAATGGACGAAGGGATCCCCATCAGATGCCTATCTCCCTGTTCTTCGTCACTTTAGCGCCGATCCTTACCACTGTTTAACGAAACTCCGCTTTGGTGCCGTCCGCGCAGCAGCACGCTTCGGCTTGTCCTCATCCTTTCGCTCAAGCTGATCCCATATCGTTCTTCTGTCCATCTTCTGGTACAGACGATGCAATGCCGCATACGCATAGTTCATCTCGTCCAGTGCTTCGTTGGGGGACTGGCTCTTCTTTACCCACACCCGCTCGGGATATCCGTTCCTAAAACGCAAGATCTGCTTCTCCGCTGTCAATTCCTCGAAGTAGTCGGCACCGATCGTCGGGAAGAAATGCAAATATCCCGGCCCAGGTTCGTTGTGCTTCAACCGTCCAAACAACAGCGACTTGACCGTATCAACGCCAACCGGGAACAACTGTGCGCCTTTTTTTAGCGCTCGACCCTTGTAGTCCACATCCACCTTCGACGCCTTGCCCAGCGGTGGCTTGCCCTTCTGCGACATACCCTTGATCGCAATCACACCCATTGCCGCGCGCTCACGACTGTATTGATAAACCTCCTGGGTGTGGTGGCCACCGCTATCGATTGCACAGCACAGCACCTTCATCTCTTCGCCAGCCTCATTCACATAAGGCTTCTGCAAAATCTCGTCCAACTGCTTCCAGACCTCTGGCCTGGACGGGCTGCCATAAATCTTCACGCGATCAATCAGCCACCCCTCCTCCTCGCGGCCCCAACCCCATACGCTCAGGCTGAGTCGATCGTCCTGCACGTCGCAGCCGATCGTCAGCGCCAGCGCACCCACAGGCGGCACATATTGCTCATACTCCTCATCAGCAGCGCGTTCCAGCAACGAATCAGCGCCAATCTTCGACGCATACTCGTCCTCCCACGTCTCGCCCAGCACGGTATTAACAAACGTCTTCAACTGCTCTGCATCGTTCTTCGCGTCTAAAAACTCCTCCACCAAATTCGGCCACGTCGCATTCGGGCTGTAGCTATACGCCGCCCAAATATGAAACCCAACGTGCTTTCCATTTCCTGGTGCAGTCGGCCGCCACTCACCGCGCTCCACCATCCAGCGCTTCTTTGAATGCGGAATCCATACTCCACATTTCTCGCAACAATACGAAGCAGTCTCGGGATCGCCGTCACGCCACTTAATATTTGGCCATTTCAAGTACTGCATATGTCCACAATCGGGGCACGGCACGAAATAGCGGCGCTGATCCGTCTGCAGGAACATGCGCTCCACGCGGCTGAAGTCCTTAACTGTCGGCGTGCTACCAGCAACAATCGTCCGATTCCAGTAGTACTCCGTCCTTCGGATGCCCAGCTTGATCTGGTCGCCCTCAGCGCCCGCTGACAACGGATAGCCATCCACCTCATCAAACAGCACCACCCTCCGACTCACGCGGCGAAAGCCACGCGGGCTGTTAGCCCCAACCATGCTCAGCGTTCCGCCCGGAAACTGCTTCTGCAAAATCGTGTTCGCACCATCCTTTGCCTTCGACTCACTCACCAAGCCACGCAAGCAAGGCGTATCACGCAGCATCGGCGCAATCTCCTCCTTCGAGTAACCCTGCGCGTCCTCGATCGTTGGCTGCACCAGCATGATCGGGCACGGATCCTGGTGAATATGAAAAGCAATCGTGTGGTTCAAAATCTTTGAGTACCCCACACGGGCACTTTTCATCACAGTGACCTGCTCAACCTTCGGATCCGTTATTGCATCCATAATTCCTTTTTGATACGGCAAAGTATGCCATCTGCCGCCTTCTGCGCTGCTTTCCGCGCTTAAAAACGCATAACGATCCGCCCACTCGCTCAAAGTGAGCTTCTCAGGTGGCTTAAACGCCTTCCAAGCCGCATTTTCGAGCTTAAGTAAATTATTCATCAACACTCTCCGCTAGATCTTCCAGGGTTTCGCGCACAATATCCTCAAGCATCGTCACCGCATCAGTATCAAGATCCGGAATTCTTTGCTTCGCCTTGGTCGGAATGCCCATAATTTTCGTCCGCGCCAGCGTCACAATCTCGACCCACTTCAGCTCAACCTCCTCTGCCTTGACCAGCAACCCCTCTTTCTGCTGCCTTTCCAGCTCCAGCAGCTCTGCTTTCAGGTGCTCCGTCCTTGCCCTGCTCTCGTCATAGTCAGGAATTGATTCTTGCGTTTTTGTCATCCTCGGTCTCGGTGGCGGAAACGCCTTCTCACCAGCAGGCGGCTTCGGTCCCCGCCCAATCCTGCGCTGTGTGTTTTTCGCCCAGTGCTCGCGCATTGTTTCGCTGTTCACCAGCTCACGTCCGTCTGCTGTACGTACAACTGGCAGACGCCCTTGCTTCACAGCCGCATACACCGCCTCCGGTGTCACTCCCATCGCGCGCGCTGCTTCGGCCCTGGTGATCAATGGCATAAGCGAATAGTACACACAAAGTTCAACTAGTGTAAAACAAAATCTTGTGGTATAATTCCCGGCTTTTTTGGCCGCAGTCGGGGTAGGGGGAGTATTGCGCGCAATATCAAACAAACTTTTGGGCGCAATGCCTAGCCGAATAGAGCGATTCGAATAACCT